CCCATAAGGATCGTAATTTCGTTCCGATTGGTGGCGAGCGTCAGGCCGTGAACCAGGATGCCATCGTTAAATTAATTGGCTTTGCCGGGAATCTTACGTCGTCAGGCCCGCAGTTCTGCGGCGTTCTGATCGCTTAAGGGAGTAAATAACATGGCTTATACTTTTGACGACAATAAGGCCGGTTTGCTGCAAATCGCAGTGACCGATGCTGGTATTACGACTGCAAACGGCACTGCTGCTATTCCGACTCCGCCTGCGGTGTTGGGACAGATTGAACGTGCTTTTGACCCGACTTACGGCGCTGGTGAGTTCATCCTGCTTGTTGGCGTTGCCAGCACTGCGGTTGGCTCGCTGGTGACGTATGACGGCACTACCTACCAGACCACCCTGTGCGCGACTACCAGCAATCAGGCGCGTCCGGTGGCTGTGGCAATGTCTGCGAATGGCGCTGGCTCGTTTGGCTGGTATCAGATCGAAGGCACTGCTGTTGTGACTAAGACCACTGGCGCCAAGGTCAACCCGACCGTCGCTATTGGTGTTGTGTCAACCGGTAAGGTTGGCGCTTCTGCGTCCGGTAAGGAAATCCTCGGTGCGCGTTCTGCGAACGCTGCAACGGTGGCTTCTGCGACGACTACGGTAAACGTGGTGGTCAACCGTCCGCATCTTCAGGGTCGCATTACCTAATAAGGGTAAATGGGAGGCAGGGACTACAATCCCTGCCTTCTTGCTAATTATGCAAATCGAAATCCTTTGCAATACCGATGACGGCACGTTGTTTAGCAATGTTGCAGTCAATTCCAGTAGTTCGCACAAATGGATTAGGGAAGTGCCAGCGCATGACGGTCATTCCGTTATCGTTGGTGGTGGCCCGTCTTTGATTGAGTTTTTGCCAACAATCAAACATCGACACTCACTAGGGCAAAAGATTTTCGCTCTAAACGGCGCGGCACGGTTTCTGAATGCGCATGGGGTTGTGCCTGACTATCAGGTGATCCTTGACGCTCGACCGGAGAACATCAGCCTGCTGGCAAAAGCCAAGGAATACTTGCTTGCCTCGCAGTGCCACCCGTCGCTGTTTGAGCATTTTTATGACTCGCCAGGCGTTAGCGTTTGGCATCCGGCAATTGAGGGCATTGAAACTCACTTGCCAAAGCACGACAACGAATATGCGTTGATCGGTGGTGGCTTGACTGTGGGCCTGTCTACGATGTGCCTTGCGTACACGATGGGTTACCGCAAGCTGCATCTGTTTGGGTACGACAGTTCACACCGCCAGACCCTCGGCCATGCGTACAACCAGCCAATGAACAACAACGATGTGCTGTGCAAGGTCACGCTAGATGGCGAGACGTTCACCAGTTCGCTTGCGATGGCTCGGCAGGCGGAGTTGTTCCCTGCCGTGTGCAATAACTTGCTCGACCGCGAGTGCATCATCACGTTGGACGCTGACGGTCTAATCATGGCGGTTTACCGCAACATGAGGGCCAACCCTGCGCCTAAGACTGAGGCCGACAAATACAAGGCGATGTGGAACTTCCCTGAGTACCGCACGATGTCGCCAGGTGAACTTGCGGCACAGGAAGCAATCAAAGTCGCCAAGATTGACCAAAACACCGTTGTCATCGACTTTGGTTGTGGCACAGGTCGCGGCGGTCAGCAGATCCACAACCTAACAGGCGCAAAGGTGTTTCTGGTTGATTTTGCCGACAACGCTGTTAGCGCCTCTATACGGCTTCCATTTTTCGTAGCCGACCTAACCCGCGCTATGACGCTTAGAGGCGACGTAGGGTACTGTACGGACGTTATGGAACACATCCCGACGCATCAGGTCGATGATGTCATTAAAAACGTCATGGACTGCGTAGATTCTGCGTATTTTCAGATAAGTTTAGTGCCAGATGCGATGGGCGAATTGATTGGGATGCCGTTGCATTTGTCGGTCTACCCGCACAGTTGGTGGGTAAAGAAGTTCTCGGGTTATGAGATTGTTTGGACTGATTCCAACGACGAGAACGCAGCGTTTTATGTTCAACACAGGAGAGTTTAAATGCCTTTTCCATCACGCATTCAGGGTTCGGGTCAGTCTGGCGGTTCGGCTCAGTTCATTGCCGGTACGGTCGCCACTGCTAAAACTGCTACGGGTTCCACTGCCGCTGACGCTCTGGCTTTGAGCGATTCGTGGAACGTGGTCAGCACTGCCGCTTCAGGCACTGGCGTTAAGCTGCCGACCGCTGAAGGTGGCGCACAGATGATGGTCGCCAATGACGGCGCAAGCACGTTGACCGTGTACCCGCAGACCGGCTCGACGATTGATGGCAATGCGTCGGTAACAATTGCGACCACTAAGCGTCGTTTCTTTGTCGGCACTAGCCCGACGACTTGGGTATCTTTGCTGGGCGCGTAATGTCGCGTCCCTCTCAGGTATTTGGGTCTGGAGCTAACGCGCTGGCCTCGGTTGCTATTTGTGGCGACGGGGCCGGTTCGTTGACCGCAACGGGTTCGACTAGATCCGATGCGTTGCGTTTGACTGCGATTTACAACCTAATTGCTACGGCGGCTGCGGGAACTGGTGTCCTGTTGCCAACGTGTGAGATGGGTTCGACGATCTGGGTTGCCAACGATGGCGCAAACACGGTGTTGGTTTACCCTGCCGAATCTAGTGGTGTCACCATCAACGGAAGTTCTTCAGGGTCAGTTCCAACGGCTAAGACAACTACGTTCATAGCAATTTCAAACACTGCTTGGATTACTCAACAAGGCTCCAAGTCTTAACATCCCCACAGGATAGAAAATCATGCTTGACAGTGATACAAACAATGCTGATTCGTTTCTTGATGTTCGCTTCTACATTTGCCAAGAAGGTGACTTTAAGGGCAAGCCGTTTATCAAGATTGAAGTACCTGGCGATAAGACCAACATCTTTGATCAGCCTGTAAATGACAGTCACAAGGCTCGCTTTCCGCGCCAGTGGTTGCATTTCCAGATGCAGAACGACGATGGCCCTGTCATTGGAACCCCTTTGAAGCAGTGGCGTGAAGAGGCCCCTGAAGAGCTGTCTGTCGGTCAGTTGGAAGAATTGCAGATCCTGCACTTTGGTTCGGTAGAGCAATTGGCTCGTGCCTCAGACGCGCAATTGCAGCGTGTCGGCATGGGTGGAATTGGTTTGCGTGACCGCGCTAAGGCGTTCTTGGATCGCAAGAACCGCAGTGAGAGCAGCATAGAGCTGGAAAAAACCCGCAATGAGATGGAAGAACTCAGGGCGCAGATGCACCAATTATTGGCTGCACGGTCTGATGAAACAATGAAGCGCAGCCCCGGTAGGCCGCGCAAGGAAACCGTCGAGGAGTAAGCCATGTCCAGCACGACGATGCTTGAGCTTGTACAGCAGGTCACAAATGAGTTGGGTGTTGGAACCCCTGACTATGTGGCAGGCAACACGAACCAAGATGTGGTTCAGATTCTGGCGCTGATGAATGCGACAGGGTACGAGTTGCTGCGTCGTGCTGACTGGCGCGAACTGACCAAGATCTATCAGTTCTACACTGCATACACCACGACGACAGGGAACTGGACGACTGCGGCGCGTACCATTACCGGCATCCCTTCAACTTCAGGGCTTGATACGTCCTATCAGGTGCAGGGTGTCGGCATTGGCAACGGGACGTATATCACTAGCGTTGACAGTTCGACTCAGGTCACGGTCAACCAAGACTTCACAGAAGCCGGTGGCACTAACGCCACGGTGTACTTTCAGCAGGTCAAATACAACCTGCCTACCGATTACGATGCAATTGTTCCGCGCACCATGTGGGACAAAAGCAAGCGGTGGGAGTTGCTTGGCCCAGAGAGCGCACAGCAGTGGGAATGGCTGCTGTCGGGTTACATCTCAACCGGCCCTCGCATTCGTTGGCGCTTGCTTGGAAAGACGTTTCAGATCTGGCCCGGCACATCGACCAACGAGCTGTTGTCTTACGAGTACCGCAGCAAGGGCTGGGCAGAGTCTGCCGCTGGAGCTGTAAAGAACAGCTTTACGGTTGACACCGATACCTGCATCTATCCTGACCGTGTGATGGTTCTCAGCACCAAGCTAAAGTATTTTGAGGCCAAGGGCTTTGATACAACGGCGCTGTACCGCAATTACATTGAGGAACTCAGCACTGCAATTGCACAGGACACTAGTGCGGCCAACCTGTCGTTTGCGCCTCGACCTGGCACTGTGTTGATCGGGTACGACAACATTCCCGACAGCGGTTACGGAAACTCATAATGGCACTGGGCAATCTGGTACAAAAAACGGCGGCGAATGTTGCCTCGCTTCCTGCCCCTGTTGGTGGCTGGAACGCTAGAGACTCGATTGCCAACATGGAGCCGACAGATGCCGTGGTGCTGGAGAACTTCTTCCCTACGGTTTCCAGCGTTGTTATGCGTGGTGGGTACACCAAGTTTGCGACTGGCCTCGGTGGTCAGGTTCAGACGCTTATGGCGTACTCGGCTGGCAATTCGCAGAAGTTGTATGCAATTGCCGCAACGACGCTTTCTGTGTTTGACGTTTCGACTGCTGGGCCGGTTGGTGCGGCCACGGTTACAGGGCTGACCAATGCAATCTGGGAATACATCAACGTCACGACCGCTGGTGGTAATTACTTATATGCGGTAAACGGCGTTGATAAACCGATTCTTTACAACGGCACTACATGGGCGCGAATTGACGCTTCTTCGGCGATTGCCATCACTGGCGTAACCACAACCAGCCTGTCAAACATCACGTTGTTCAAGAATCGCGTGTGGTTCTTGGAAAAAGACACCCTTAAAGCGTGGTACTTGCCGACCTCAAGCGTGGGCGGTGCGGCGCAGGTGTTGGATCTAAGCTCTATTGCTAGGTTTGGCGGCCACCTTGTTGACCTTGATACATGGACGATTGACGCTGGATACGGCGTTGATGACAACCTTGTATTCATAACCAGCAATGGCGAGGTCATTGTCTATCGCGGAACCGATCCGTCTAGCGCCGCAACCTGGGCATTGGCTGGCGTGTGGAAATTGGGCAGTCCTATCGGCACTCGAGCGATGCTCAAGTATGGCGGTGACCTGTTGCTCCTGACTTACGACGGTTTATTGCCGTTGGCGCAGTCCCTGCAATCCTCTCGGCTGGATCCTCGCGTGGCGCTGTCTAACAAGATCCAAGGCGCAATTGCTACGGCGACCTCGGCTTACGGTGGCAATCATGCTGCGGTTGGCTGGCAGATTTTGTACAGCGCAAAGAACAATGCGGTCTGGATCAATGTTCCAATTGCAGAGGGTCAGCAGCAGCAATATGTGATGAACACCATCACAACCAGTTGGTGCAATTTCACCGGTTGGAATGCAAATTGTTGGGAGATTTACACGGACGAACCGTTCTTTGGCGGTGACGGGTACGTTGCGCAGGCATGGACATCTACCTATGTAGACGGCACGGCCAACATCTCAACCAATGCACTTCAAGCGTTTAGCTATTTTGGGTCTCGCGGTGTCAAAAAATATTTCACCCGCGCACGGCCGAGCATTTTTACAAACGGCCAGCCGCAGATATTTGTCGGCATGAATGTTGACTTTGAGATTGCGGATAATTCGGCTGCGTTGTCGTTCTCGGGTTCAGTCCCTGGCTTGTGGGGAACCGGAACGTGGGACTATGCGACTTGGGGCGCAAACCTTGCCATCACAAATAATTGGCAGGGCATTACAGGAATTGGTTATGCGGGTGCTTTGCAGCTAAAGAGCGCCAGCAGTGGGTTACAGATTGAGTGGGCATCGACTGACGTTGTGTACCAGACCGGATGGGCCGGAATATAGTCTCTAGCGATGATGTGGGCCATTGGGTTGCGTCGCAATCCGGTGGCTCATATTTCGCGGCTAAGTCTCAGGCTATCGGGCTGGAGCAGGACGGCAAGCTAGTTGCGGGAGTAATTTACGAGAACTGGAATCAGGCCTCGGTTGTGTGCCACATCGCGTTTTTGGGCAGACTGACACCGTTATTCATGCACTTGGTGTTTCGGTATCCGTTTGTGGACTTGGATGTTCAAAAGATTATCGCGCCAATTTACAGCGACAACGTGAAGGCGTTGCGTGTTGTTGGTAAACTCGGCTTCAATGAGGAATCGCGGATTACAGGGGCCGCGCCCAATGGAGACATCATATTTTTGACAATGGCACGAGACAAGTGCCGTTTCTTGGGAGACCGTTATGGGCAAAAGCGTATCCGCACCTCCGACACCCAATTACAGCCAGATCGCGCAGCAGCAGGGTGCGGCGAATGTTGAAGCAGCTCGCGCAACCGCGAAGCTGTCCAATCCCAACATCATTGGCCCGTTGGGGACTCAGAAAGTAACTTACGGCACAGTCGATCAGGCTGGCTATGACAAGGCGATGGCTGACTTCAAGG